TTCATCCATTATGCCTACAAAAACTAAAACAAAGAAGAAATCTGTACAAGATATCCAAAGTGCAGTAGCTTCTCGAAGTATTGACATAGCTCTAAAGAAGAGAGCTGCAGAAGCCAAGAAGGCCAAAAAGAAGAGTAATAATAAGTAATAATATTTTATCTTCTTTTGGTAAAGAGAATAGTAACTAATGCCCAGTTCACCTAATTATAAAAGAGACCTAACTCAAGAGAGAAAGACTCACCTTGCTCGAGGTGGTATGGAAATAGATCGTAAAAGAGCTAAAGCTCAATACGAAGCTAAGAAGAATAGAAAGAGATCTACTGGTGATGGGAAAGATGCTGGACATAAGAAAGCTCTTAAGTCTGGTGGATCATCCTCTAATGGAAACCTCAAAGCAGAAGACAGATCCTCTAATCGCTCTAAAGGTGGAAAGACTGGATCTAGAGCTGGGAAAGCAGCTGGAGCAAGGAAAGGACATGTATCACGTAGAAGAAAGAGTAAATAAATAATGGTAGATAAAAAGAAAAAGTTAGATAGTAACGCTAAGGCTGCTAGAGACGAGTTTTTTGGAAATACGAAAAGTAGGAGAGCATCAGAAGTAAGTAAATTAAAACTGCACGGAAAAAGAAAATCTACTGAAAGTATGAAAAATACAGTTCAAAGAACTAAAGAGCTGGAAAAGACTGGAGGAAGACGGACTTTACCTGCCCCAACTGACAGACCAAAGGCTAAAAAGAAGAGTAAATAAATAGTATGGTAGCATTATCCGGTAAAACAACATTCCCTGGGTGGCCAACAGATCTAATTCCTTTGGCTACAATCAATTCATTCTTAAATGAGCATGGTATTCTTGGAGAGCCTATTACAGTCTATGATTCTCCTGTTTATGTGTTAAAACACATAGTAGAGAATCTGTAATGGAAAATTCTTTTTGGTCTAGTTTAAAGTATTTCAAGAAAGAAGAATTCGAATGCCCTTGTTGCGGTATGATTAATATAGATCATGATTTTATCTATGATTTAGAAGAAGCACGAGAAGAGGCTGGAATTCCTTTTGTTATTGAATCTGCTTCTAGATGCTTTAAACATAATAAAGCAGTAGGTGGTGTTGATTCTTCTGCCCACTGTTCTGGTGAAGCAGTTGATATAGTTGTGAATAGTTCTCAGGCTCGCTACAAGCTCCTACAAGCTCTTTTACCACGTTTCCGTAGGATAGGCATAGGTAAGACCTTTATCCACGTTGACGACGATCCTACGAAGCCTAAGGAGGTATGTTGGTTATATGATTAAAATATTATTAAATATAGTCAAAGAAGGTTTTTCTTTTTGGAAAGATAAGAGGAAAGCTGTACATGATATGAAGATGGCAGGTATACAGAACCGTCAGAGACTTCTCTTGGACGAAGGTTCTTATAACCACGAGTGGGAAATGAAAGCACTTGAGACCTCCTCAAAAGGTCTTAAGCATATGTCCTTCCTTTTGTTTGCTGGGCCTATCTTAGTTACTGTTGTCCACCCTTCTTATGGTGGAGAGATTTGGACTAACTTAAAACTAGTACCAGAAGGATTCATGCAAATCTATTACGCCATTACTGGTGCTATTTGGGGTATTGCTGCTCTGAAAGATCATGGTGTAAGTTTCAAAACACTAATAGGAAGTAAGTCATAAATGGCAAAGTTAACCCTTACAAACGCTTCTGGCGGATTCAACAGCACAGCTGCTGTTAATGCTAATAATGATTTACTAGAAGCAGAGTTTCAAGATAACGTATTGTATCGAAATAATCCTGCTGGTGAAGCTAACCAGATGGAGAATAGTCTAGATATGAATTCTAATCGTATCTTGAATCTTCCAGAAGCAGTTTCAGGTAGCGAGCCTGTCCGGTACGGAGACGTTCTAGATATATTTACTGTCGGATCTATAGAAGTCACTTCTAGCGATACTCTAGATTCTACATATGAAGGTAAATTTGTAGAGACTACAGGATCTAATAACATCGTGCTTACGATCCCTGTTGAAGCTACAGATGATCTTGGAAGCGGTTACACAGTGTCTGGATTCCATCACGGAACAGGAACATTAACTTTTGGAGTGGGCGGAATCACTCTCAGGTTTAATGCAGATCTATCAAACAGTGTTCCTCAGTATGGGCCTTGGACTTTACGCAAAAGTTCTACAGATACTGATCTTTGGATGCTTTTTGGTTACTTGGTTTTAGCTTAATATGATACTACCAGGAATAACAGGAAGTAGAGTAGGGGAGTCTGTAGAAGTTGCTAAAGGCGTAACATTGACTCCTCCTTCTAGCTACTATCCAACTGTAAGTACTTTCTTTGTTCCTGATGATGGATTGCAAGAGATTGTCTGGCAGATCAGTGGACAAGGAGACAGCTCAGCGTTTACAATAGCGCCAGCTGGGTCATGGGCTACAGGGTATGGAGAAACACCAACCTCTGTTACTATTACTCTTAGATCTCCTGCAGGATGGACCTCTAACCCTTACGCTGCGTACCCAGAGATATATTTCTCTTATGAAGATGGTTTTCTTAATCTAGAAATGCACGATCTCTTTACAGAGAAGTTCTCAGCAGCTGGACAGACTATCTCTCAAGTACTGAACTGGACTGGAGGGAATGCAGATATAGATAATTTAGTAGTTGTCTCAGACAGTTCAAACTACGGATATATAATAGAAAACATTGTCTTTGACCCAGAGCCTACGCCAGAATAATATGAAAATAGATTACAGTAAATTAACTAACTCTAATGGGTGTCACTTAACTCAATCGTTATTCTATGAGTTCAGATTCAGCACAGGGTCTGACTATATTCCTTTTTGTATGAAAGAAAAAGATTATAAAGGTCACTTATCTGTGTACCGTTTATATATGGAGTGTGACTCAGAATATGAAGCAGCTTATAAATTACTTAACTCCTGGAAACATTGGCAAATTCTTAGCGCATCTCCTTGGTTTGCTAAAGAACTTAAGAAGTGGCGTGAAGAAAGAGAAATAAAAGAATTTGCACTAGGAAAGGCAGCTCTGATTAAAGAAGCCGAAAGTGGTAACATAACGGCAGCTAAATCTCTTATCGATCTTTCTGGTAAAAGAAAAGCAGGACGTCCAAGTAAGTTGGAAGTTCACGAAGAAAAAGCTAAACAAGCTAGAATAGAAAGTAAAGTAACCAACATCCTAGATAGGATGGCTGGTAAGTAATGGCTCGAGTACCTCACAAGCTAAGCCTAGATAAAGTAAGAGAAAGAGCTGAGTCTGATCTAGTATATTTTGCTCATCTAGTAAATCCTCATCGAGTATATGGAGATATTCATGAGGAGATTTTTGAATGGTGGACACGTCCTCTAAGAAAGAAAAACCAACTTGCACTAATCCCCCGTGGTCATCAAAAGAGCCATTGTGCGGCAGTTAAAGCTGCTTGGGAGATAACTAAGAACCCTTGTATTACAATACTTTATGTATCCGCTACTTCAGAGCTTGCAGAAGCTCAATTATACGCTATAAAGCAGATCTTGACTAGCGATGTTTATCGCACTCTTTGGCCAGAGATGGTTAAAGAAGAGGAAGGACAAAGAGATAAGTGGACTACTAGAGAGGTTATTGTTGATCATCCTCACAGGAAACTAGAAGGTGTTCGAGACTTTACTATTGCGGCTAGAGGAGTTACTAGTAATATTACTGGTCTTCACTGCGACTATATTGTTCTGGACGATCTGGTAGTACCTAATAATGCTTATACCGGTGAAGGGAGAGAGAAAGTTTCAAGACTATACTCTCAATTAGCTTCTATTAAGAACCCAGGAGCAGAGACTACTGTTGTAGGTACTAGGTACCATCCAGATGATTTATACAATACTTTGGTAGAGATCACCCAAGATATTTATAACGACGATGATGAGTTAGTAGGTAAAGAAAAAACCTATGAAGTTATAGAAAGAGTAGTAGAGACAGAAGGGTTATTTCTCTGGCCAAAAGAATACAGAGCTGACGGTAAATGTTTTGGGTTTGATAGGAAAGAATTAGAGAGGATTAGATCAGAGTATGTAGATTCTGCTCAATTTTATTCTCAATATTATAACAACCCTAATGATCCATCAAATGCAAGAATAGGAAGGAATAAGTTTCAATATTACGACCCTAAACATTTAAAGTTTGAAGACGGTAGGTGGATATTTAAAAGTAGACCCCTGAATGTATTTGCAGCAATAGATTTTGCTTTCTCTTTAAAATTTAAAGCTGATTATTCAGCAGTAGTTGTAATAGGGGTAGATTTTGAGAATAATATTTATATTCTCGAAATAGATAGGTTTAAAACAGACCGCATCTCTGAGTACTTTGATCACATCTTAGTTAATCATCAGAAGTGGGGCTTTAGAAAAATTAGAGCAGAGATGACCGTAGGACAGATGGCTATCGTTAAGGAACTTAAAGAAAGTTATATAAAACCTTATGGGTTATCTTTAAGCATAGATGAGTATCGTCCTACAAGGAATGAAGGGACTAAGGAAGAGCGTATATCATCTACCTTAGAGCCTAAATATGATAATCTTTCTGTGTGGCACTATAAAGGCGGTAATTGTACTCTTTTAGAAGAAGAGTTGGTTCTAAACAAACCTCCACATGATGACATAAAAGACGCATTAACAGCAGCTATAGATATAGCAGTTGCTCCTAAGAGAGCAGCTAGAGTAAAAAAACAAGATAATATAATTTATCATAATAGATGGGGCGGAGTTACTCACTAATGGCAGGTAAGGTAGCAGAACTAGAAAACCTAATGACTAGAGAGCATAAGGCGACAGCAATCGCAGAAATGTTTTCTGATTTAGATAACCAACGTCAACCGTGGCTTAATGAGATACATGAGCTCCGAAACTTCTTATTTGCGACAGACACAACTAAAACCTCGAATAAGAAACTTCCTTGGAAGAATAGTACGACAGTACCGAAACTGACTCAGATCAGAGACAACTTGCATGCTAACTATATGGCTGCATTGTTTCCTAATGATAATTGGGTTAAATGGGAAGGTAATAGTTTAGAAGACGATTCTAAAACAAAAGCAGAAGCTATTGAAGGATATATGGCTAATAAGTTAAGGGAAAGTAATTTTATAACGACTATCTCTCAATTAGTGTATGATTACATTGATACAGGAAATGCTTTTGCTGATGTAGAGTTTATTGCAGAGTACACAGAAGATTCTATAACAGGAGAGATGATACCTGGGTACATAGGTCCTAGAGCAGTTCGTAACTCTCCATACGATATAGTATTCAATCCATCTGCAGCATCTTTTATTAACTCCCCTAAGATCACACGATATGTGAAAAGTTTTGGCGAGTTAAAAGCAGATGCTGAAACTATGCCAGAAAAACAGTACTATCTAAATGCTCTCAAGAAGGCTGAGAAGGTGAGATCAGCTGCTATCAATGGACATTATAGTGCAGAGGATTTTCATAAAGCGGCTGAATACTCTATAGACGGATTTGGTAACTTGCAAGCATACTATCAATCCCCTTACTGTGAGATATTAGAGTTCGAGGGAGATTTATATGACGCAGAGAAAGGCATCCTCTTACGGAATTATACGATCACTGTCCTAGACAGATCATATATCATAAGAGAGCAGCAAATACCTTCTTGGTTAGGTAAAGGTTCTAAATGCCATGTAGGTTGGAGACTCCGTCCAGATAACTTATATGCAATGGGTCCTTTAGCTAATTTAGTCGGAATGCAGTATAGGATTGACCATTTGGAAAACCTCAAAGCTGATATGTTTGACCTTATAGCGTTCCCTCCTTTATTGATTAGAGGTGACGTTGAACCGTTTGAATGGGCCCCTAGAGCAGAAATCTTTTTGGATGATCCTGAGTCAGATGTTAAAATGTTGGTTCCAGACACAACAGCATTAAACGCAGACCTTCAAATAGATATCCTAGAGAATAGGATGGAAGATCTAGCTGGAGCGCCTAAACAGGCTATGGGCATACGCACTCCTGGCGAGAAGACTGCCTTTGAAGTACAAACTTTAGAGAACGCTTCAGGACGTATATTTCAAGAGAAAGTAAGAAATTTTGAGCTTAACTTGTTAGAGCCTCTTCTAAATGCAATGTTAGAAGTAGCTAGACGTAATATGGATACTTCTGATCTAATACGTGTGATGGATGATGATATTGGAGTCTCTAAGTTCATTGCTATTACAAAAGAAGATATAACAGCTAAAGGTAAAATACGCCCTGTTGGTGCACGTCACTTTGCAGCTAGAGCACAGTTAATGCAGAACTTGTCAGGAATATTTAATACTCCGATCGGACAAACCATAGCTCCTCATTTAAGCTCTAAAGCGTTAGCTAAACTTGTAGAAGATACTTTAGGATTAGAAAGATTTCAGCTATTCCGAGACAATGTAGCTGTATATGAACAAGCAGAGACTCAAGAGGCTATGAATATGACCCAAGAGAATTCTGATGTTAACGCAATGACAGACACAGGACCACAACAATAATGTATTCTTCTTGGACTAAAGGTTTATCAGTTGCCGATAAGAAACAGTTTGTATCCGAAGTAATAGCTTCTCAACCATTCATCAACAAGTTTATTGAAAAGATGGAGAAGGATTTAGAAGCTTCTAAGAAGAATCAAGTAACTAGAGATTATGATACACCTTCGTGGTCTCTGAAGCAAGCAGACTTTATTGGGGAGCAGAGAGCTTTTCTTAAAGTGATAGATTTATTAAATAATTTAAAATATGGGGATTAAAATGACTGACCAGTCAACTGAAGAAAAAGTAGCACCAGTAGAGAACATATTCGAAGAACAAAAAGTCGATGACCAGAAGACAACTTCTGACCAGGAAGTAAAAATATCTACAGATAATAATAAAGCACCAGACCTGGAAGCAGTATTTAACGAAAGGTTAAGTACAATCGTAGATGATAGAGGCGAACCAAAATATAAAGATGTCTTTACCGCTTTGGAAGCATTAAATCACTCTCAACGTTATATCAAAACTCTTGAAGAAGAGAACAAATTACATAGAGAAACAAAGATGGAAAAAGATACTTTAGAGCAAGCTTTTAGTACTATATCTGCTAAAAATAACCAACAAGAACCGACAAAGACTGAAGGTGTTGATGCAGAGCAATTAAAACAGATGATAGCTGAATCTCTTAAGGAAGAGAAAACAAAGGAAATTCAAGAGAGTAATAAACTAACAGTTTCTAACTCTTTAATACAAAAATATGGAAATGCAGAAAAAGCTAAACAAGCTTATCAAAATAAAGCGGATGAATTAGGAATCGATGTAACTACTTTGGTAGAACTCGCAGCTTCTTCACCTAAAGCTGTATTAGCTTATTTTGGAAGTTCAGACACATCTTATTCAAAAACAACAGGAAGTATAAATACCGAAGCTCTCAAGCCCATAGGCGATAAGCCGGTAGATTATACTTCCAGATATTTTAATAGCTCTGGCAGCTCTGTCCATAAATGGAAAGAAGCTGGCGAAGGGTTGAATAATTAAGGAATTCTAAGGAATGATTACTACTACTACTAATACTTCGTTTATCGAAGCACAACAGTATTCCCAGTTCCTGCTCCGAAATCTTCACGATGGTTTACTACCAACAAATTTCTATCGTAACGTTTCTGACTTCGGATCTGGTACTACTTTAAACATAAAAACAATCGGTACTGTTACTCTTCAAGATATTACTGAAGATGAAGCATTTACTTACAACCCAATTGACTCTGGCTCAGTAACTTTAAGTATTACTGATTACCCAGGTGATGCTTGGTATGTAACTGATGAAATGCGACAAGATGGTTCACAGGTTGAACAATTGCATGCTGCTCGTGCTGAAGAAGGCAAACGTGCTTTCCAAGAGAACTTCGAAACTCGCTTCTTAGCAGTTATGAACGCTTCTCATACAGCATCTAACCCTAACTCTGTTAACGATTTTCGGCATCGTTTTCGTGCTGGTGGCGGAAATCAGACTATGACTGAAGGTGATTTGATCGATATGCGTCTTGCATTCGACAAAGCTAACGTTTCAGTTGGTGGTCGTATTGCGATTGTAGATCCAGTTACTGCAGCAGCATTTTCTAAAACTGCTACTTTGGTTACTAATCTAGATGCAGTAGGTGAAGGTTACCGTCTTGCTAAAGATGGTTTCGATCGTGATCACATGTTCGTAACTATGATGCATGGATGGCAGATCTGGACTTCTAATCGTCTTCCAACAGTAACAGCTGAAACTCTTACTTTGTTTGATGGTTCAAGTTCTGCATCTACTTCTGGTGTAGCTAACATCTTCATGTCAATTGCAGATGATAATAGTAAACCAGGTATGGTTGCATGGCGTGCACTCCCATCCGTTGAAACTCAACGTGATATGGACAAACGTCGTGACAAATTCACAATGGCTGGCCGTTTCGGTATTGGCGCACAACGTATAGACACTCTAGGTGTTGTTGTAACGTCTGCTACTGCTACTTCAGCATCATAAGGGAGATATAAATAATGTCTTATGAAGATACCGCTGGATTGGGCGTATTCAATCAATATGGTGCACGTGGAACACAGGACGGTGTTGTAGGCGGTGGTAAAATGGCTACTGCTGGCGCTATTGAAGAATTGGTAGTATATATTACTGGTGATGATTTTGATGGTGCAGTTGAGTTTGACACTCTATTTACTCTACCTGCTGGTGCTGTTGCTTTAGAAGCAATTTGTGAAGTTACAACTGCATTTACTTTAGGTAATGCTGATAACGACATTTATGTTGGGACTAAAGGATCAGAAGATACTAACTATGGTATGCAAATACTTAACCCGGCTGCAGCGACTACAACTATAGATGCTCCTGGTGGTACTTGGGCAGCTCCTTTAGCTGCTGCAACTGCTGTTAGTGTTTTGGTAGATGGAACTACTCCTTCTGCTACAGGCGGTGAAGCAAAAGTTGTAATACGTTACCAAAAAATCTAAAAATTAGATGGGGAGCTTGTCTCCCCTCTCTTTATTTTTAATGAGATAAAAATGACAACAGAACATAATATTATCACGGATCCTGAAATACACGAACCTAAAGGCGTTGCAGCCGCAACAGTAGGGCAAGTATATTTATCAGATGGTGTCAGTAGCGGCACATGGACTACTATTACCCCTTCTTATGGGTGGATGGATTTATCAGATGCAACTGGCATTGCAGTTGATACTATAGGGACAACTCCAAAGAAGTTAGCAAATGTCTTTGAAGGATCTACAGGAACTAGCTATGGTATGACCGCATCCCACGTCACTGGCGACATAGACTTGACTATTAATGGAGAATATCTAATTAATTTCGATATTACTTTTGCGATCGCAGCAGCAGGTGATGCTGGTGATTATAGATTTCAAATAGTAATTGATGATGCTTCTTCTGGTGCAAATTATTCTAAAGCTTGTAGCGTCACAACAACTGCAGCAGATACTTTGTATAATGCATCTTTTTCTTGGATGGACTCCCTGTCAGCCAATACTCTATCTATTTATGTAGTATCAGATGAAGCTGGAGATACTGACGACATCTTAGTATACGAGGCTGGATTTAATGCTGTGTTAATAGGTAGAAGCTAATGGCTAAGTTGACACTATTAGAAATAGTAAATGATATTGCAAATGATATTGACTCTGATCCGGTTAATAGTATAAATGGTACTGTTGAATCAGTTCAAATAGCACAGATAGTAAAAACTGCCTATTTTGAATTGATGGCCAATCGTAATTGGCCTCATTTAAAAAGAACAATCCAGTTAGAAGCCTCAGGAGACTCTGCTCGTCCGACTCATATGAAGCTTCCAGAACTGGTAAAAGAGCTTGTTACATTAAATTATAACAAGTTAATCTCTACAGAATTAACTCGTGATAGATATGAAGAAATAAAGTATCTGGAGACAGACTTATTCTTAAAAAAAATAAATACAAGAAATGTTACAGACGCTAATATCATAAAAGTTACTGATTTTGGAGGAGCACCTCTTTACGTAAGAACTAATGCTCAACCTCAATGGTATACATCTTTTGATGATGAATATGTTGTAATGGATTCGTATGATGTTGCTATAGAAAATACCCTTCAAGAATCAAATACACAAATAGTTGTATACGTAGAACCTTCTTGGTCACATACAGACTCAGCTATACCAGATATTCCTAGCGAAGCTTTTCCTCTTTTAGTAGAAGAAGCTAAATCAACTGCCTTCATGGTTATTAAACAAACTGCTAATATTAAAGCAGAACAGAAAGCTAAAAGGCAAAATACATGGTTGTCAAGAAAATCTTGGCGAGTTCACGGTGGAGTCAGGTATCCAGATTATGGTAGAAAAGGTTAAACAAACCAAAGAACTATTAATACGAAACAGTAAAGGTAGATCTATATATGAGGTTTATTATGAGAATGGAGGAGAACTTCCTAGAGATTTAGCAGGATTATACACTTCTCATAAATCAGCTCAAGCTTCTATAGATAATTATTTAATTAGAAAAAATAGATTGACAATCAATAATGGCTCAGATACCAGTAAATAAAGACTACATGACGTTTGTGCGAGGCCTTATTACTGAGGCTGGGCCATTTACGTTTCCGGAGAACTCATCACAAGATGAGTCTAATTTTAAGTTAAACCTTAAAGGTTACAGACAAAGACGCTTAGGTATAGATTATGAAGCCAATATAGACCATTCTAGTGAAGATTTAGAATCTACAGGGACTACTTTAGCGTACTTAGAAGATGCAGCTATTTCGCTATTTAAATGGGAAGGTGTAAATAATGATGGGAACATTATTATTATTTGCGTACAAATCGGAAACTCCTTAAAATTCTTTGATGCAACTGCTGCCCCTGTGACATCTGCTTTGTTAGGAGAGATCTCATTCTCACTTGATGAGTCTGATAAGACGTCTGTATTCCAATACTCCAGTGTATCCGGAAGGTTAATCATCGTTACTGGAGGAAGATCTATATTTCAAATAGTGTATAACACAGATGTTTCCGGAAACTTCGAGATACATGAACACGGCCTATTAGTTAGAGATCTGTGGGGTGTTGAAGATAGTTACGCAGATGAATTCAGAGTACTTGAGAGCGAAACTGTTCAACCGAAGTTCGATACTAGATGGTACAACTTAATTAATAGAGGGTGGGGATCTACTAACTCTATTGGAAGTAAGCCTAGTATAATCCTATTTTCTAATTTTGCTAAGCAGTTTAGAGACGATATAGATAGGTGGCCTAACCTCCAGGACGTTTTATCTGCTGGGATACTTCCAGATGAACCAGGTAATGTTGATACAGATGTAGTAGTATCCTCTTCAATAGGGGGGGCATCTTCTCCAGTAGGATTCTCTGTCATCGATATATTTCAGAGAGGGATTACACGGTATTACTTGTCTGGAAAATTGAGTATAATGAATAATTACTCTTCTTCTTCTGATACTTCATGGGGAGAATTGAGTGGGGCGTCTGGCCGCTATTTGTACGGGTGTTACGATAAAATAAAAACTAATGGATCTCCATCTGCTTTAGGAGCTCCTCTTCCTTCCCTCCTAGTTCTACCAACAGATCGGACTGAGGGAGGTATAAAATGTGTTGCTCCTTACGCAGGAAGGCTTTTTTACTCTGGATTCTCTTCTACAATAGTAGATGGAGATCCTAAATCACCAAACTTAGGAAGTTATGTAGCTTTCTCTCAAGTGGCTGAGAGTATAGATAGTGTAGGGAAATGTTTCCAAGCAGGAGACCCTACATCTTATGATAATTCAGATCTAGTAGCTTCGGACGGAGGGACTATTAAGATCCCAGAAGCTGCTCAAATCATCAAACTCTTCTCTTTTGGCCAGATACTATTAGTTTTCGCAACTAATGGAGTTTGGGAAATCAGAGGAGGGGTTGAAGATGGATTCTCAGCTACAAGTTATCAAGTTAATAAAGTTACTAATGTAGGTTTAACTAGTCCTGAATCTGTCATTGAAGCAGAAGGAGGTGTTTATTATTGGTCTGATTCCGGTATATATACTCTCCAAGCAGATCCAGGTGGTTTCAGTTTTCGTGTCGACAATGTGACTAGTACAACAATCCAAAGCTATTATAATGATATCCCTTCGACAGCTAAAAGAATAGTTACTGCTGCTTATTCTGGAGAATCAAAAGTTATATCTTGGATGTTCAGTAACGATGCTTTATTTGGAACATTAGAAGGTAGTAATTACAGACTCAACAGCCAACTAAATCTAGACCTCAGGCTACAAGCTTTTTATCATTATACATTTTCTAGTGACCTATCAGACGTAACTTATCCAGCAGTAGCCGGACTATTTATAAGCCCTAACGTTGCTATATCTACTTACGTAGATCAAGTCGTTGTAAACGGTGACCAAGTACAGGCAGATGGAGTAGACGTAGTAATAACTAGCACGATACCTATAAATAATGTATCCAATTTAACTTACTTAATACTTACTATTTTAAGCTCCACAGACCCTTATATTACTTTCGGACAGTTAAATAATCCTAGTTTCTTAGATTGGGAAACTTATGATAGTACTGGAGTAGATGCCCCAGCATACTTAGAGACAGGTTTTGAAACTTTGGGAGATTCTCAAAGAAATAAACAAGGCCATTATGTTTCTGTTCACATGGAACGAACAGAGACAGGTTTTGATGTTAATTTAGATCCTTTAAATCCTTCTGGATGTTTGATGACTACTAAGTGGGATTTTGCGAATCATGCTAATTCAGGTAAGATAGCAGATCCGGTTCAGGTTTACAGGCTAAGAAGGAATTATATTCCAGCGAATTCTGCAGATACCTTCGACTATGGACAATCTGTAATTACTTCTAAGAATAAAATTAGAGGTAGAGGTAAATCTTTAGTATTAAGATTTGAATCAGAACCTGCCAAGGATTGTGTTATTTATGGTTGGGGTACTACATTCAAGGTAAACGCCGATGATTAATGTAACAGTAAAGCTAGATAACAACAAAGAAGATATTAGAACTATTCTGAATGAGTTTTGGGATCAAATCTCTTATGACCTAATAGACATAGACTGTGTATTGAGTGATGATGAGCTTATTTGGTATAAGATAGAAGTTGATGAAGTTTTAGCAGGATACTATTACTTTCACAGATTGTCAGTAGATACAATGCATATTCATGTATGTATTAGGCCTAACTTTAGGCCTCACAAAGACTTAATAAACAACGAATTAAAAAAAGCTATAGGTAAAGATTTTCCAAAAGAAGTTAAATACTTATTGGCTTTGATCCCTAAATCTTTACCTCATGTTATAGTGTATGCGTTAGAGAATGATTGGTTATACCTAAACAGTGAATTAAGTAGTATAGGAAAAGTATTCCATATGGGAATAGAATTAAAAGCATTTTTAGAGGATATAAGATAATGGGGCCAGCGATACCTATCATTATGGCTGCATCAGCAGTAGTAGGAGCTGGAGCCTCTATTGCTTCAGCAGGACAACAGCGGAAAGCCGGTAAACTTCAGCAAAAACAAGCAGATCGTCAAGCAGCTTTAGAGCGTCGTAGGATAGCTAGAGAGTCTCGAGTACGCAGGGCAGAAGTAATTAACTCAGCTGCACAATCAGGAACTCAAGGAAGTTCAGGAGCTACTTCTGCAGCCAGCGCAATAGGGGCTAATTCGGCATTTGAAACTGCTAACTCTACTATAAACCAACAGCTGTCTCAACGTATATCAGGAAGACTGCAATCTGCAGCTAACTTTCAAACTCTTGGTAACATATCAAGCTCAATTGGCTCCGCAGCCTCGGCATTTAAATAATGAATAAAGAAGTAGATGATTTAGGTATTACTGAAGAAGAGAATCTTCAAATGAAGGCATTGTCTCTCGGGGCTAGCCCTCGGGAGGTAGCTAATGTATCTAAGAAACCTATAGATAGTATTCCAAGTTATATTCCATCTCAATATTCAGATGAAGAAGAGTATATTACAGAGAGTGGTGACAGTCTTTACACTCCTGTACGTTCGCCTATCCCTGACAAGGAAGCTGCAGATATGGCATTGTTTGCCTCATTAGCAGATAAAGATGAGGGAGAAATAACTACTAAGTATAAAGGAATGTATGATCAACTAAAGAGCGAAGGCAACTCTCCGATCTACGATCAGATTAAACAATCTGTCAGAGATAGAGAAATAGACTCTTTAGAAGAAGATATCTACTCCTACGCTAGAGAAGGCGATGTCAATACCGTTCAGTCGCTCTTACAGGCCTCCGACGCGATTGTAGCTGAAAGGTCGGACCTACGTAGGGCTGGGCTAGAAAGTGCAGCAGAGGACTTCCTAGACCGTTCTCCTGCAGATGTCAGAACTACTGAGAACGCTAATAATTTTATTAACTCTTTAGGTGATAACAGAACATCTGACGGAAGATCTGTTGCAGAAATCCTAGATAGACAAATAAGCCAAGCAGTGGCAGCTTCTTCTATGTCAGGAGAAGACTTAACTTCTGACTTAATAATCTCCGCATTCACTGGAGAGCAGGGTATAGGCCTTGCAAATGTAGCCAAAGATATTCTAGGGGAAAGGTATAACTTTCTAGGAGGATCGGCTACAAGAGATATGGCTAGGTTATATAGAAATACTCCAGACGATGAGAAAGAAGCATTAGGTCAGAAGATTGTAGACTCTATTATTAAACATGCCGGTATCTCCATAACAGATGGAGAAGCTCAGTACAAGAATGATGTTGTTAAAGTATTTGCTCTAGAAGCATTTAGATCCTATGCTAATACTCCTGGTGGTGACATTCCTTTCCACACTATTCTTTTCAATATCTTTGGATCTCTAGAGTTAGCTGGAGCAATTCCTCTTGTAGGTGGATTAGGAAGACTCCTCACTCGGTTAGGAAAACTTAAGAAGTCTCCTTCTGCTGCAGCAAAGTCTAATGAAGCACGGAATGCTCTACAAGATGCTAATCCTGAATTAGATGCTATACTATCTGCAGAAGGATTACGAAGAGAAGATATAGCTGCAGAGTTAGGTTCTTCTCCAGCTCAAGAGTTAGAAAGAGCTTTTCCAGCTAATCTTATAGACGAGGACATTTATTTACAAGGAGCTCCTAACTCTGTTGTAGAGAAACTTCAAGGTCTACAAACTATATCTGAAGAAGTAAGAAAGTTTACTGATAATACATATCTATTTCAAGATGCTGAGTATATAGCAAAAGAAGAAAGATTAATAAGCATTTTCTCAGACGAAAAGGCTATAGGTAAAGTTAAACCTTCATTCTCCAGTGTAGGAAGAGACGCAGACTCTAATACCCTTAACTTTAATGTTGTATATGGAAATGAATTAGATACTCCTCTAACTTTAG